GTTTTCTATTAAAGCACTTGCTGCTAATACATTAGTATCTGCAATATCAGCATCTTGAGTTAATAGACCATCTCTAATATTATCAGGATTACCACTAACTAAAGTTGCACGAAGAATGGTGTCAATTGACCAAGTAGCATCAGAAGGTTTGATTATTTGGTCTTTTGGATAAGAAATACTTACAGTTTCACCGTATAGTAACTTAAATAAGTAAGCAATACTATAAGAAGTACCTTTAGATGAATAGAAGTCCTTAATTGTCTTAATAGAGTTTCTAACATCAATTTTTGTATAATCTAAACTAGGAACATCAGGTAAGAACTGTTCTGTGTACTTATCAAGTAATCTTTTAACAAATACAGCATCTAGACACTTAACAGTAGTTTCTTTAGTTGCAGCAGACGCAACAGTGTTATTAGAGAATACTGCATTACCATCTTCAGTATATTCTTTAATTGCACTCGCTGCTCTAGCACATCCTTCAAATTGTGCTTTAGTATATCCAGAACCAGCCTGATTTACTGTAAATCCAGTAACTTCATTTAAACCAATAGTAGCAGAAGCTTCTGCTGAAGGTGGTGACTGAATTATGATTTGAGGAGGTGTTACAGCACTATACCCAGTACCAAAATTGGTAATGTTGATATCAATGATCTGACCATTGAAAATCGATGCTGTAGCAGTTGCTCCAGTACCACCAATATAAACTCCTAGATCATTTACTCTATCATCTACAATATAAACAGATGGGGTATCTTCATATCCACCACCACCACTTAAAATCTCAATATTGATAACACGACCATCACCATCAACCGATGTTTGAAGAATTTGAGCACCAACTGGGTCAATAATTGCTATTCTAGGTACAGTTTCATATCCTTGACCAGCATTTAGTATAGTAACACCAGTAACCTTACCATCTGTTAAAACTGCTCTTAAATTTGCTTTAATTGGGTTAGAACCAGTTGGTTCATCAACATAAATGGTTGGAACCGTTGTATATCCTTGACCAGCAGTAGTAATTGGTACAGTACCAGTTATTTGACCGCTAGAAATAGTTGGAGCACCTAATATAGCACCTCCAGGTTGTAAGAAAGTAAGTCTAGGAGTAAAAGTATACCCACTACCAGAATTGGTAACTTCAAGTCCAGAAACCTCACCATTAGTAACAGTTGCCTTAACAGATGCTACACTAGATCCAGTTTTAGTTGGAGTTTGAATAACAACAGTAGGTGGGTTAGTATCACTATAACCTTTACCACCATCTAGAAGAGCAACACTCTTAATACCATTAACTAAAGCAGTTGCAGAAGCACCACTACCAGTATCCGAGTTAATAGAAACTTTTGGTGGATATTCATACCTGTAACCAGTACCATTTGCATTAATTGCAATACTAGTGATATTACCAGTATCATCAACACGAGAATATCCTACAGCATTAGAACCAAAAGAAGGAATAGGTGCCTCAATAGCGTATACTGATAATGCTCTACCATTTAGAGGAGCAGTTTTAAATATAAACTGGTCATCATCAAGGAAGAAGTCTACTTTAGGTATTAAAAGTTTATTATCATATACAGCAATAACATATTCAGTAATTTCTGGTGCATATCTTACACCATTTCTAGTTAAAGTAAATTGTTTCTTACTATCACCAAATGTATTAGAAATATTATCCGTTCCAACAATAGTATTCTCAACAAAACCACTCAAATAAGTGATATAAGTAAAACTTTCACCATCTGATGCTAATTTTAGTCTAGGAGCAGTTGTAAATACAATATTGGTTCCACTAACAGTATAATCAGTATTTGGAATTAAAGTTTCACCATAAACACTAACAATCAAGTGTTGTGCAGAAGGAGGAGCAACTGGATTGTTCTGTGAAGTTAATGGGAATGATGTAGTTGTGCCATCAAAAGATTTAAGTGGATTTGCAAGACCAGTCCACTTTAATTTTACCTGATCATATGAAATACCTGGACTTAATGCTATATTTGGAGCAGAAGTCGTTTTCTCGTAATATATTACCTCATCGCCTATCATTACTGATCCATTCTTCTCTAAGAATGCATCAATTGTTTCTACTACTATCGTTTCATCAGTTGCTTTTACATCTTCTACTACCTTAGTCGCACCATCAAGGATACTAATATCCAACTTATCAATATCCAGATATTGAAGAAAATTGTTAAGTAAATTCTGACCTAAACCCGTTTTTTCTTGTGATCTATAGTAATATTCAACAAATTTGTTGAATAGTTTATAGTCACTCCTGATAAACTCAGGTGTTTGGGCATTAATTGCCTGAGAAACCTTATTGATATTTGTCATCTAACTTAGAAACAACTCGAAGTGGTTAGTGAACCAGTGTTGGTTATAGCATCGACCACGATAATAGTAGGTGGTTGAGCGAAGACTGTTGGTGTCAAACTATTTAGTGGTATAGTGGAAGGTGGTGGTGTGCCAATAGCGGCTACAGTAACCTCTGGACTTACGATACTAAGAATAGTGCCAGGAGTTGATGCAGGGATTGCTGATATGTTTGATGGTATGAATAGAACTGGAATTGATAAATCAGTCGCTAAAAGACCAGTATCAATAACAGATCCTGTTCCTGTTACACTATCAGTAAGATTTAAGTTAGTTGTGAGTGGAACATCGTCTCCAGCACCTACAGCAGTAATTGGTCCAATACAAATTTCACCAGTATCATAATTTACAGTACCAGCAGAATTATTAGTATAGACTTTCTTATTACCTGTGTTGTAGAACGTCCTGAGTTTACCAAAACCATCATCTTCAAACTGTTGATCAATTCCTGGTCTATCGGCAGTTCTAAAGGTTCCTGAGAGGATTACAGGTTCTTTCTTACATGATGTTCCGTCTGTATTACTTGGAGCACTATTATAAAGACTAGAACCAGTAGATACACAATAAGTATTTGTCTGGTTGGTGATTGGTTTAATGTATTTTAGAATAGTCAACTGAAGAGAAACGTCACTAATTGCCTTATTTGCTAAAGTAACTGCTTTCTGGAATTGCTGACTCTTAAATGTCGAGTTAAAGTTATTGATTTGTGTTTGAGTTGCCCAATCATTAATTGCTGATTGAATATCGGTCTTTATTTGGGAAGTATTGTTTGTAACACCAGTATCGTATAAAACAAATAGTTTTGGATAGATGTATAGATCATCTGGGTCAATAATTACAGGATCGATAGATGCCATCGCATATTTTCTAAGATCTGCAGCAATACTCTTTTTAGTTGCATCATTAAGTAAAGATCCAGTCTTAGTTTTTACTGCAACGTAAACCTTACCGTAAATTGGGGGTTGTAATGCATCTCCACCATAAGCAATAACACTATCTGCATTAGAATAGATGTTTTTAGTAATAACAGCATAATCTTGTGCTGTTACTGCTCTATACTGAGAAGAGTAATATCTTGGAGCATTATACTTGATAGATTCTATAGTTTCAGCAATTTCACCCAATTGAGATTTTTGCTTGATACCTACTGTTATATTTCCTGTAGAATATGTAATTCCCAAATTATCAGTTATATTACCAATATAATCAAAACTATTAATTTCATTTGCTTCGGTTCCTGAAGTTACCAAATATTCTAATTCGATAACCTCACCATCTTTAAGTTTTCTACCTACACTATCATCACCAAATCTCAATTCATATCTCATATCCTCACCTTCAGCAAGGAAATACACCCTTGTAGTACCAGTTAAATTAGTAACTGTATCTACCTTATTATAAAGGTCAGATGTTGTAGAAGTTTCGTTTGCCTTGACTTTAACAACTAAAGTATTAATATCAACGTCTTCTGATGGTACTATAAAATTCTGTGTTTGGAATGTATTAACAACATACTCATAATTGATAATAGATCCCTCTTTTACCTCAACATTGTCAAATAACGCAATACCTGTTGTAGTATTAACTTCTGCTGTCTTTGATGCAAGAATATTCCAAATAAAGTTACCCCCAGATGACACTGGACCTTTCGCTAAGGTAACAGTTGATGGATATGCTCCATTTGTCTGTTGTGTCTGTACAGAGAACGTTAAACACGCCTTAGAAGCAAGTATTGATCTAGGAACATAATTTAAAAGTTTGGCAATATTAACAACATTGTCCCTTACTGTAGCAGACGGCAAAAATGCCTCATTCATCGCCATATTAGCGTTAAATGCGGTATAATATGTGTTATATGCTAAAGTGTCTACCAGATAAGATAAAGCAGACCCTTCAAAATCATAATCGGAGAACTCATTTCTAGTTCTAAGATAAGATTTAATAGAAGCTTTAACATCTTCAAAATCTAATGCTGTTAAATTATTCGGTTGCATTATTCAGGTCTCTGTAGTACGAAATCGACTGTCTCAACTATTGGTATACCTACAATTTTATATTCGATACTGATATTCAATCTATCATTCCCAAAATTCGGGATAACTTCTACACTTTGTAATTGTATACGCTCATCATGTTGGTTAATGGTATTTATTATCTCATCTTGAATACTTTGAGCTGTAAACATGTCTAGAGGCTCAAAGAGCATCTCTTTTACTCTACACCCCAACCAAGGTTGAAATAATTTTTCACCAGGAGAAGTCAGAACTAAATTCCGTATGGATTGTTTTATAGCATTATTATTTTTGACCACAGAAACATCCTTAGTAAAAGGATTGCTCCCCATACTAAGGTTTATGTCTTTAAAGCTACGAGATAACTTTAAATCCTTACCTGTAACCTCTTTGAATGCCATTTAACCATAAAAACCCCTTGCAATTATTATTTATGCTGGATTTTGGGGAATTACAAATATATTGGCAGACATCGTAGTTCTTCTGTTATTTGACCTGTTAGGAACTACAGAATGAGCATAATGAGAGGGGAATATTACAACACTACCAGTCTTAATATCCTTTGGTGTTACATAAAACCCTACAGGAAGTTCAAAAAGAGCATCTAACCCAGAACCATCGTATTCGTAGAACTCATCATTATTAAATCTGAACCCACAATCGTCTTCGGGAATATCATAAAAGTAAACAACACTAATATTAGTAGAAACACCACTATGTTTATGGTATTCTTGATAATGACCAGTATTGTAATGATTTGCCCAAGCTTGTTGAGGAATTATCTGAATATCCGTTTTAGGTTTCATTTCCTCTACAAATTCATTCAATTGGGGTTTTAATACTTCTAACCATTGAATCCAAGGAAGTTCCTCATTTTCAGGTCTTTCCCAAGAACTTGAACAAGTACATTCCCAACTTTCGGGTTTACTGAAATATCGAGGATCTTCTAAGTATTTCTCAAATAAATCCTTAATTTGTTTTTGACCTTCAGGGTTCACATCTCCTCGGTAATACCACCGAGGATTAAACATTTCAACTGTCATAATTTACTCTTCTTCCTCCCAAGAAACGTCACCATCCGCAATTCTTTCTGAATTTACTTTATTTACTGGAGGTGGAGTTGAAGGTTTATTCAATTCTGGTGGAAGATACATCAACATCTCCGCAAACATCTTAGTAGCAAAATCATATGCGATTTTTACCTCATCTTCAAGATCATCACTGAGTTTTTCACGGATTTTTCCTTTTAAAGTATCCGTATCATCAAAGTCATACATTCTAGCAGAACCAGGTACTCTCGCCTTTAACATTTGTCCACCACTTAAATCACCCATGTGACGAGTGTAACAATGTGCCATAAGTGCCTTTGGATCACCAGATATCCCCTGAAGATGCTTTTTAAAGTCTAAAGTAGTCTGAAGAGTAGGTGGAGGTGTAGCTCTATGCCAC